TCGGAGATAATATCAAGGGGTTAAACTCCAAGTGCGATGATGACGGAAGTTGTATTCTACAATATCTTTCAGATAATAGCTAGGCCTACTATAGGTTCAACCGATGAATGGCGGATTTATACTCCGATCATTTCGGGGTTCTCATTTTGTTAAAAAAACAAAAAGGGGTATAGGGGTTGTATGCTTAAATTCTGGAAGTTATCATTAAAAAGATAAAAACAAATATAGTAGGTATAACTCTAAAAAAATATTTTATTAACATTTAGTAGAATATAAAAAGTAGTCGACTAGGATTAATATGTCAAACCAAAGTTCATGTTTTACTTACAAGGTAGAAATGATTGTTCAAGTACTAGCAACTGATGAAGCATCAGCTAAACAATTTTTAGATCAAACAGGCGGGTATATAGTATCTCGTGATTCAACTCTCATTGATACATCTATAGTTTACCAAGGATAATATTCTCTCTGGTTAGACGTAGGATGTTATATAATTATCTTATGTCTCCAGAGAAGATATCGATCAAGAAACAAAAAGAACATCTGGCACGTTATTTAAAAGAAGTTAAAGAGAAGAATCCATGTATGGACTGTAAGATATCCTATCCATACTATATGATGGACTTCGATCATGTTCGTGGACAAAAGCATGCAAACGTGGCGGAACTAATCAATACGTTATCTAAGAAACGAATCGATGAAGAAATAGCCAAATGTGAAGTAGTATGTTCTAATTGCCACAGAGCTAGAACACATATAAGAAAAATGCGGAAGGCAGGATAAATGAAATTTTGTAGTTATTGCGATAAGCTATCATATACATCTAAGATGTTACAAGATGGATCTATGAGATATTACTGCTCAGATCATGCATTAAATATTGTAGTTGACTAGGATTATGGTATAATATTATTATGAATTGGATACAGGCTTCAGTAATATTTGGACCAGTAATAGTATTACTAATAGCATTTTGGAAAGATATCAAATGAAAAAGATCTATGCGTTAATTGCGTTAACTGCGACAGCAGTCTTATCAGGTGTAGCTTTGTCTAAATTTTTAAATTGGGCGGGACAGATAGATATCTTTGATTTTGACCTAGATGAAGATATAGACGATGAACAGTTCTAAATCCTTTACTTGGTCATTACTGGCTATACTGGGTATATATTACTCATTGGTGTATATAACACTATAAACGAAAATCTCTAATCTTTTATCTCCCGCCCTTTTCTGGGGCTCTTGTGGCGTAGCCACCAAATATGACCCGTTAGGGCTTTAGAACCCCCGTAGAGGGCTTATATGGCATATTCTGAAAATGATCATAGATTGATATATGGGCTCTTCTTTCGCCGAAGCACTTTTTTCGCACTTATTGCACTATATGTCCATATTGCCCGTATTATATAGATTGACTATATCCTCTTGAAATAGTATTATGAAGATATGAAGTTTAATAAAATAAAATTTATCCCAAACTCTGAATATACAGAGAAAGTTGAGCCGCCTCCAGTAAATGCGGCGACTCTAATTCCAGACTGGTACAAAAAGACTCCAAGATTTATTAATGGAGATATTCCCTATAATGATTTTATTAAATTACACAAAGACGCAGACAGTACAACTGGTTTAAAAGATGTTCATATGACTCTTAAAAATTGCCAGCCATTTATAGATACTTTAACAGCAGGCTACATGATAAGGTTGCCAGCAACCCTACTTGTATATAAAGATGAAGCTGGTAATTCTATTGTAAAATGGAGTACTGATTTTAATGTTATAGACTCACAAGACAATAGGGTGTTAGGAGGGTTCTCAGCTCCAGAAGGATACTTCCCACAGTTCTTCAGATGGCAGAATATGTGGATCACTGAAACTCCGTCAGGATACAGCTCATTATTCACTCATCCGTTTAATAGGTTTGATTTACCCTTTATTACTTTGTCCGCTATTATAGATACAGATAAACATCCAAACTCAGTGGTTATTCCATTTTTTATAAAAAATGATTTTGAGGGTATGATTGAAGAGGGAACTCCTATTGCTCAGGTCCTTCCTTTTAAAAGAGAAAATTGGGAGTCTTCCATAGAAAAAACAGATCATTCTCATCCATATTCTCTAGGAAAAATAAAAAGCTCTTTTGTCCGAACATATAGAAAAAAGTTTTGGTCTAAAAAGATATATAAGTAGTCAAAGAAAAAATCCCATTCAGAGGCGGATCCGAATGGGACTTTCTAGTGTATTACTACACATTATATAGGGAGACGTTGCCGCCATCACCTACACACCTTAATTGTAATACAGGTTATTTTCTATGTCAAGCATTCTAGTTGACTTCTTCTGGTGGAGTAAAACTTGGTCCAGGTCCAAGGAGATATCCTTGTTCATGATATTCAATCATTTTAGCTGTCTTCTCAGGGTCCGCTTTATTTGCCATGATTGTTAGCATGTCGTATATACGGTGAAGCATTATATAGTTCACCATAGGTAGGTTTTCTTCTAGGTTCTGAGGATCTCTTTTATCTTCCGTCATTTTCTCTTCCTATATCTTCCCAAAACTTCTCACGCCCCATAGCGTCGGTTTCTAATAATGCAGTTGATTCAAATTCAAAAGTTGAGAATGTGTCTTCTATTTTCGGCGCACTTTTTTCGGGCTCTTTATTCATTAATGATCCTATCTACTAATGTTACAAGATTCTCATAGTCGACAATTCCGACTGTCTTCTTGTATGAGCAGGTTAGGCAATATAAAAATATGTTCTCTTGTAAGTCCTGATTAGGATAAAGAGAGCCCTGATCCATTGGGCATAAAAGCTCTGGAACAAGGCCCTCTTTTGATAAAGAGAGATACTTCGATACATACTGTATCTTCATTTATCCTACTTCTCTTTAGTTGTTGGGAATCGCAATAGCCATTCCTGCGCTTTCGGGGTCATACCCTTCCAGCTGGACCAATCTTGACCGCCATTGGTCATGTAGTACGTTATCTCTGCGTTTGTTACTGGGTCGAATAACTCTTTGTTACTCTTTAGGTTGAATTTCTCTAGTCTGTCTGGACCGAGACTTCCAATCATGTTTATCTGGAACATTCCATAAGAATGATCTCCAGTATTCCTATCCCCGTTATATGCAAGCGGTCTTCCGTTAGATTCACGCTTTGCTATGGACCAAGCTTTCTTAAGGCCTACTCCTTCGAATCCTACAGTCTTGAGTAGTAATACTAGCTCTTCGTCTGTAAGCATCTCAGATGGCTTGTAAATTGCTTTACTGAACTTATCTAAGACTTCTTGCTTTAGTTGGGCTTCAGTTTTCACTAAAGGTTTTACTTCTAGTGCATTCACTGGCTGTACTGGAAACATAAATAATGTAATCATTACTATTGTTACCAAGTTGTGAGCCAGATCACTCACCTGTTGTTTTATTTTCTCCATTGGCATTTCCTCCTCTAGAGATAACGAACTCTAAGCATAACATTAATTGCATAAGCCTGTCAAGCCAGTCAACTAGGATAAGTATCAAGTATAAGTGTATAGTTGACCAATAATATTTTAAAATAAAGGCTATAAATATTTTTTACCACTTCCCATATGAATAGTTGTTTGGTAGAATAGGATCTTCACACTAAATTTAAATTAACCGCTAGGCGGAGAAAAAGGTACTATAAAATGTCTAAGACTATTGCAAACCCATACGAAAATTTCATTGCGTTATCAAGATATGCAAGATGGATATCAGAAGATAATCGTCGTGAGACTTGGGGTGAAACAGTAGATAGATATTTTAACTTCATGCTTGGCCATCTAGAAAAGAACCATAATTATATTCCAAATGAGAAGCTTGTTGCGGAATTAAAAGAGTTCGTCTTTGAACGAAATGTTATGCCATCAATGCGTTCTGTTATGACTTCAGGAGCAGCATTAGAAAGAGATAATGTAGCTGGATATAACTGTGCTTTCTTACCAGTTGATTCACCACGTTCATTTGATGAGACTATGTATATCCTTATGTGCGGTACAGGTGTAGGATTCTCTGTTGAGTATAAGTACATCAATAAGCTTCCTGCCGTCCCAGAAACTTTAGAGAAGTCAACTACGGTTATTACAGTAGAAGACTCAAAACAGGGTTGGGCTAAAGCATACCGTGAGTTACTAGCACTACTTTGGTCTGGACAGATTCCAGCAATTGATGTTTCTAAGGTAAGACCAGCAGGAGCAAGACTTAAGACAATGGGTGGAAGATCTTCAGGACCACAACCACTTATTAACTTATTTGATTTTACAATCGCAAAGTTTAAGAATGCTACAGGAAGAAATCTAAAGCCAATCGAATGCCACGACATTATGTGCAAGATTGGTGAAGTAGTTGTTGTTGGAGGAGTTCGTCGCTCAGCAATGATTTCTCTTTCTAATATTAATGATATTGAAATGGCACAGGCAAAGTCAGGTAACTGGTGGGAAGCAAGCCCACAACGTGCCCTGTCTAATAACTCTGTTGCGTATTCACGCAAGCCAGAGATGGAGCAGTTTATTGCAGAATGGAAATCTCTATATGATTCAAAATCAGGAGAACGAGGTATATACAATGTGGCCGCAGCTCAAGCCCAAGCAGCCAAGTATGGAAGAAGAGATCCAGATATACACTACGGAACTAACCCGTGCTCAGAGATTATTTTACGTCCTTACCAGTTTTGTAACCTTTCAGAAGTCGTACTACGTGAAAACGATACAAAGAAAGATATTGAACGTAAAGTAGAACTAGCAACCATTCTTGGAACCTGGCAGTCTACTCTTACAGACTTTAAGTATCTACGTAAGATTTGGAAAGATAACACAGAAGAGGAACGCCTACTAGGAGTTTCTTTGACTGGACAGTTTGGGCATAAGTTTATGTCAGGCAAACAAGATTTGGTTGCACTAGAGTCATTCTTGATGACTCTTAGAGAAGCAGCAAGAGCAAAGAATAAAGAAGAGGCTGGGAAAATTGGGATTCCTGAGTCTGCTGCTATTACTTGTGTAAAGCCTTCTGGAACAGTATCTCAATTGGTCGGGGTATCTTCAGGAATGCATGCTTGGCATTCTCCATATTATATTAGAACTGTTCGTGGTTCAAAGGGAGATCCAATTTCTACTTTTCTTAAAGAGGTGGGGATTCCAGTAGAGGATGATGTAATGAAGCCAAACGATACATACGTATTCTCATTCCCAGTAAAGGCACCAGAGGGTGCAATTGTTAGAAATGATCTTACTGCTATTGAGCACCTAAACATTTGGTTGGTTTACCAACGTGCATGGTGTGAGCATAAGCCATCAATTACAGTTTCTGTAAAGGAAGACGAATGGATGGATGTAGGAGCTTGGGTATATAAGAATTTTGATGAGGTATCTGGAATTTCATTCCTGCCGCATTCAGATCACTCATACAAGCAAGCACCTTACCAAGAGGTAGACAAAACAGAGTACGATGCACTTGTTGCAAAAATGCCAAAAGATATTCGCTGGGAAGATTTATCCTTCTACGAGACAGAAGATGGCACATCTACTAATGCTACCCTTGCCTGCAGTTCAGACGGAAATTGTGAGCTAGTAGACATTTCTGCCTGATGTGGTAAAATTATAGTATTGGGGTATTACCCCAAAATTCTGGGCACACCGCTCAAAATGGAGATGATAATATGGCTATCAAAAAATTTGATAAAGCTGATTTAAATAAAGATGGGAAAGTAACCGTGCAAGAACAAATTTTAGCAGCAATTGGAACTTACGGAAGAGCATTTTTGGCAGCAGCCACAGCTCTATACATGACTGGTAACACAAATCCAAAGGACCTAGTGGCAGCAGGAGTAGCAGCAGTTGCTCCAGTTATTCTAAAGGCCCTAAGCCCAAGCAACAAAGAATTTGGATTTACAAGCAAGTAATTGTTATTCGATTGGGAGGGTCCTTATGGTAAAATATCCATAAGGGCTTTTCTAATTTAGGGGTAAATGTGGCAGCGCAAAAAAATTTCGAAGTAGATCAAAATACAACCTTTACATTTGAGGTTCAGTATCTTGACGAAGATCAAAATCCAATTCAGCTGCATTACCATACCGCAAAACTTCAAGTAAGAGATACACAAGGCGGAAAGAAATTAGCCTTTACTCTAATAGAAAACGATGGGATTGTAATTAATCCAACTCTAGGCAAGCTTCAAATTTCAATATCTGCAGACAGAACAAACAAAATGTTTTATCCAAAATCAGCATACGATCTAGTCCTAATTGATCCAAGCGTTAATAAGACAAGACTACTAGAAGGGTACATGACCTTAAGTAGGTCTGTAACGATATAATGGCAACACGTTTAATAGTAACCGAAAATAACCCACTCGTTGTAGTAAGAGCATCTGGAGCTCCAGGTCGTACAATTATCAGTGGCACGGGAGATCCAAATAACAACCTAGGGGTTCCTGGAGATTTTTATTTTGACACAACAACAACAAGATTCTGGGGGCCAAAGGCTTCTCAGACTAACACTTGGAATAGAGCGCAAAGCTTTATTCTAGACAAGCAAATATCACTAACACATACATGGGAGCTATCTCAAGTAACTGGACCAGTAAATGGAGTATATCAGGTCGTCATTAACCACAATCTAGGCTTTGGTCCAAACGTGACAGTAAAGTCAAGCGCAGGCGACATATTAGAAACAGGAATAGACTATAATAGTATTAATCAAATAACACTGACTATGGCACAACCGTTTTCAGGGACAGCATATCTGTCATAAGGGAGAAAGAAAATGGCAAGAAAATTTTTAGTCAGCGTCGATCTCAATAAAAATGAGCTCCTAAACGCTAGAATTCAGAACTTGGGTGCAGCACCATCTAGCCCAGTATCTGGACAAATTTATTACGACACATCAAACTCAACGATGTACTACTACAATGGACTGTCTGCACCAGATGGCCCATGGATGCCAATGTCTGGATCAACAGAAGTTGTCCAGGATATTATTGGAGCATCCGTACTTGCTGGTACAGCGTTAACATCAACATACAACGATACAGCAGGAACAACAACTCTTAGACTTAATGACACAGCGGTAACACCTGGCTCATATGGGTCATCAACAGCTATTCCAACATTTACAGTTGACGCACAAGGTCGCTTGACTGCAGCGGGAACAGTAGCTCTTGCAACACAGCTAGATCTTGGTGCAGATAATGCACATGGTGGATATAAGCTAGATCTTCTAACAGACACAGTAAAATTTGTCGGCGGAGAAGGAATTGACACCGCTTATGTAACAGATGGAACTCTTCATACAATTACAGTAGCAGGAGAAGACGCAACCTCATCAAACAAGGGTATTGCTTCTTTTGATTCAACAGACTTTACAGCCACAGCAGGAAATATAACATTAAACGCTGAGCGAGTACAAGACATTGTTGGAGACATGATTACTCCAGTAAATACTGAAAATGGAATTGTAGTCACATATGATGACACAGCAGCAAAGCTAAACTTTGATGTTTCCGATTTCGATGTACAACTTTCTGGAGATGTAGCTGGTACAGCGACAGTAACAAACCTAGCAAGTATCAATATCTCTACAACAATCCAGCCAAACTCCGTAGCCCTCGGATCAGACACAACTGGAGCTTATATCTCAACAGTTGCTGGAACAGCAAATGAGATTACAGTAGCTGGTTCAGGTGGAGAAACAGCAGCAATTACAATTGGTTTGCCAGATGACGTAACAATTACTAACAACCTTACAGTTGGCGGTAACTTAAACGTAACTGGAACAATTAACTCAGTAAATACCACTCAGGTAAATATTGTTGATAACAAGATTAACCTTAACACCGACTTTACTGGAACCCCAACAGTAGATGCTGGTATTAGAGTAGAGCGTGGAGCATCTGCTGACGTAGAAGTTCTATGGAATGAGACAAATGATCAATGGACACTTACAAATGATGGAACTAACTATCATGAGATTGTGCGTAAGTGGAAGTCTGATATCACAACAACAGAAGTTGCACCATATACATTTACAGCAACACACAATCTCGGAACACGGGATGTAACAGTAGCAGTATATGCAAACTCTGCTCCATATGGAGAAGTTGAAGTAGATGTTGACCACACATCAGTTAACGTGGTAACATTAACATTTGCAGCCGCACCAACCGCTGGAGCATACAGAGTCGTAATCACTGGTTAAGGAGAGATAAATGTCTGTAAAAAGATTAGTCTCCTTAAATACAGTCAGTTTAGCGACTGACCCAGCAAATCCAAGAATCGGTGACCTATATTTAAATAGCGTCGCCAACAAAGTAAGAGTTTATACCAATACTGGTTGGATTGAAGTTGGAGCAGGTTCAGCAGGATCTGCGGTATCAATAGGAACTACAGCACCAACAACACCTTCTCCTAAAGAGGGTGATCTTTGGTACAACAACGTTGATCCTCACTTCTATACTTATGATGGAACTTTCTGGGTAGAAATATCTTTTGGCCCCGTCGGACCTGTTGGTCCAGGAGTAGCAGCAGGCGGAACCACTGGTCAAATTGCAGCTAAATCTTCAAACACAGACTATGCAGTTACATGGGTAAACCCTTATACCGATACAAATGCAAAAGATGCCGTTGGAAATGCAGTAGGATCAGGTCTTTCTTACAATACAACTACAAAAGCAATATCAGTAAATACCGCATTAATTGCATCTCAGACATATGTAAATAATGCAGTCTCAAGCCTTGCCTCAACCGCCGCAGAAACTTATGTGCCAGATTCTTTGGTCGGTAACCCAGATGGAATAGCAACGCTAGATGCAACTGGAAATGTTCCTATCTCCCAGCTAGGAAATATAATTGACGGGGCTCCAGCAGTGCTGAATACCCTCAATGAATTAGCAGCAGCCGTAGGCGACGATGCTAATTTTATTACTAATATCACAAACTCTGTTTATGACACAGAAATTGGTATAATAATGGGAGCGTACTAGGAGATAATATGGCAAATGTAGCAAAACAATTTGTAAGGGCAGCAGCAGCCACTTCCTCAGCAACGCTATATACTGTTCCAGCTAGCAAGACTAATATAGTAACTAATATTTCAATTACCAACACAACTGCTGCAGCAATTACCGCCTCAATTTTATTTAATGACGTTGCATATATTTCTGCAGTAACAGTAGGCGCAAACGATACTCTTGTGATGGACACAAAGACGGTTCTTTCTACCACACAAACTATTAAAGGTTTTGCTTCTTCAACTTCCGTCAACTTTCACATATCGGGGGTTGAATTTTAATGGGCGTTCGTAAAGCAGCTTCGGCATCAGTAGCACTTTCAGGCGGAGGCGGAGGAGCAACAATTCCAGTTGGTCCAACAGCGGAAAGACCACAAAATGCTAGTCTTGGAGACCTGTATTTTAATACAACTCATGATACACTTGAGCAATACACCAAAAGCGGTTGGCAAAAAACTTATGAAAAAGTTGCCATGGCTTTAAGAATGAATAAAATGGAGTTGATGTAAATGCCTACAGCATACGATTCACTAAGTACACAAATCGAGCTAGTAAAAACAGAAATTGCAGCAAGTCTTGCAGCATCAGTTTATTCAGCACAAGATCTTATGTATGTCGCATCAACACTAGATACACTAGGTGGACTAGTAGGAGTAAATGACATTGTTCAAGCAACTGCAGATAAGATTGCAGATCTTGAAACAAAGAAGCTAAACTCTCTCGCTTCAATGGAAACAGCACGAGTCGGAGCGGTGGCAGACGTAGTAGCAGAAAGAGCAACAGCAATTAGCAATATTACAACATTAGGTACATCTACAATGAATCAAATCAATTCAGCGTCAACAAGTTTTAATGTACTATTTATAGGGAGCATGATATAAAATGGCAATTAATTATAAGGTAATGGGACAAACAGTTCCTTCAGCAAATGCGACATGGACTCAGATTTATGCAGTTCCAGCAGGAAAGCAAGCTATCTGCTCATCGCTGACAGTAGCAAATCTATCAACAGATGACATTCTATATCGTGTAAGAGTAAGAGTTGCAGGTGCAGCAGCAAATGATAAGCAAATTCTTGTATATGACACAGCGTCAGCTGCTGCAGTATCACAAGCACTTCAGCTTTCAATGACATTAGGCGCAGGAGACATCGTAGAAGTCTATGCAGCCGCAACGACAATAGCATTTAATCTATTCGGTTCGGAGGTAGATGCATAATGCCAGGGTTTAATACACTTCCCGCAGTAGGCGGCGGTGGCGGACAAGCAAATATGACATTTGTTGCCTCTGTTCATATGCAGACATTTAATCGCTCATGGGCCCAGGGCGGAACAGCAGGATATTATGCACTTTATTCAACAAACCAAGAAAATGGTTATGCTTATTTTGTAGGAGCAGGAACAACTACAGGTGCTGCTTTAAATAGAGTTGTTAATGTAACCCATGCATTCACAAGAGTAGATATTATTGCACCAGTAAATGATATGATAAGTTTATACAAAGCAAAAGTTAAATCTACTACTATTTTCAACAACCCATTTGATGCAGATGGAACAATTGGTAAATCAGCAATTCCAAGCTTTCCATCAATAATTAGAAGTTCTGGAAATTTTGTTTTGCCAAATAATGCACTACCATTAATAAATGTTTTGGTTGCTGGTGCAGGATCTCAAGGTGGTCACAGCCACTGTGGTGGAGGCGGAGGCGGCGGAAATGTTGTAAAGCTAACAGCGTATCAAGCAGTTGGAACAACCGCTATAACTATAGGTGGAGCTGGTGGAGATGGACAATCTCATGGAGGACGAAGCTATTTTGGAAATGTTTATGCGCTTGGCGGAGGTGGAGGCGGACATCATAATCCAACAAATCCTGGATCTGCTTCAGCTAATGGAAACTCTGGACAAAGCGTTAGCGCTGAAATAGGCAATGGCGGAGGTGCGGGTGGTCACGTAAGTTCAAGTCATCGTTTTGGTGGAATTGGAGGCGGAGCTCAAACATCAGGAACTGGACTTGGTACAACTGGTTCACCAGCTTTTCATGGGGGCAACTCTGGAGGTAACTCTACTGGAACTGATAATCAGCAATCAGGCGGAGGTGGAGGCGGCGGCGCAGGCGGAGCAGGAACAGATGGAACAAATTCTGCTCCAGGGAATGGTGGCTCAGGACATGCTTCAGATATATCTGGATCAACACTTCATTATGGATCTGGAGGAGCAGGTGGAAGAGCTAATAATAACACTTCTCAAAGCTTTGGAACTACTCCTGCAAGAAACTATAGCCACGGTGGAAGAGGGGCTGGATATCAGCAACAAGGCTATGAAGGTGGAGATTCAGGAGCTGTGGTAGTGAGGTATTATATCCCATGAGTAATTACGCAAAGATCAATTCAGAAAACATTGTTGAAAATATTATTGTCTGTGAGGACTCAGAGATTGGGTCACAAAACGGACTTCATATTAAAATAACAACAGATACAAATAAAGCAGAAATTGGATATGAGTACGTTGAGGCTAAGAATAAGTTTAAATCTCCTCAACCATTTGAATCCTGGGTCCTTAATGAAAATACACTCAAATGGGAATCCCCAGTTGCTAGACCAGAAGATGCAGAAATAAGCGTTTTTGACACAGTAACTAATTATCGCTGGGATGAAGAAACTCAAGCTTGGACTACAGTTTAATAAAAGGAGTAAAAAATGGCAGTAACACTAGATTTAGTATCTAAGAACTCCTTGCCCGCCCTAGGCGGTAACTTGACGTTCAAGGCACCATCAGTATCAGCAGTAACAAAGCAACGTATCTTTATTCTAAACGTTGGCATGCTCGTAAATGCTGGTTTATATAGCCTTGATTTTTCTAACGGTGCTCCAACTAATGTTACTTATATTAATTTACTAGACGGAGACGGAAATGTAATTGATTCATCTTTCGTTAGCCCGTCATTTACTACAACGTGGAACTTTAACCCAAGTAAGAATTGGGCCAAGATTGTTCTTGTTTCAGATAACCAGTATATCAACTGGCCATCAAATTCAAATGCTGTAGTATCTTCAGGATTGATTTCAAATACTAATACTACACCAACACCAACAATTCCTACTACAGCCGCCGTTCAACTTACTAATGCGCTAACATGTAGAAATGTCGGCGGAACAGATTACGTCTGGTCATACCCAACATACGATGTATCTACAGATGCATACTATGCAGGTAAGATTGTAAATGCCACAACAATGGCAGCAGTTGATCTTTATTCAAATAACTACAAGGGTGCATCATTTGCCTTTGATTATACAAACAATAAGATGTACATTGCAGGCGGAGGACAATATAATTCAGCAGGCGGAGTCCAGACACATAATCAGACAATGTATACAACATTCATTGAAAAGGATATGGCTACATCAGCATTTACTCAGACAGCAAAGGCTAATTACCCAGATGCTTTGAACACAATGAATATTCTTATGGCAGCTCCAGGAGATGGAAATGTCTACACATTTGGAACACATTATCTAGAGACATCAAACGTTCCTACAACACATTATTTTGGAAATCTTGCATACAAGTGGGATGGCACAACTAATACTTGGTCAGCTATTGCTAAGATGCCTGGAGAGCCTTCAAACTCTTATGACCGCACATTTGTGTTCTCTTATGAGGGTAAAGTTTATATCTCAGGAGAAAGAAAGACGGCGGTAGACAAGGGAACTGAATCTACATTTGATTACTGGTTTGGATACTATAACCCAGCAACAAATACGTATACTACTATTAAGAACTTTAAGTCAGCAACAAAGGCATTTGATACACTAGGTCACATGAATGGTCGCACATATACAGAAGATGCTCTATACATCTATGATAAGTTTGACCGCAAGTATTCAAAGGCTACCTATATTGCTACTGGCTTCCTTCCTGCCCCAGTTGAGACTCCTCAATATTGGGCACCAACAGAAGTTCTATCCGTAGCAAATAATCCAGGAAGTGCTACATCATATGCACACTATTTAAACAGTGGACAATATTATTTAATCTCACAAACACAGTCTCAGGTATCAGTACCTTCATACGCAGCTAGGGTATAATATTGCTATGGCTACAATATTCCCGCTAAGCCCAACACTAAACCAAACATTCACAAGTAACGGTGTTACTTGGAAATGGGACAATTCTAAATGGACATTGTTTACAGATGCAGCAGTTGTCTTTGATCACCTCCATTCATATGACGGAGCAGTAGTATCCACTGGAGCGGCAGCTGGAGTAAGCTATGACGGAGGAGACGCTAATCCCGCATGACAACTACAAACGTAACATTTAGACTTCGCAGAGATACAACAGCAAATTGGGCATTATATAATCCAGTTTTGCAGGCTGGTGAAATTGGCATTGATACAACTCTTAATAAGTTTAAGATTGGAAATGGTGTAGCAACATTTTCAGCTCTAGTATTTGCAAGCATTCTTGCTACTGATTTAACTTCAGCAATTACAGCACATAATAATACTACTACAAATATTCACGGTATTGCTGATACCACCGCTCTTGCAACTAAGACATATGTAGATACAGCAGTTAGTGGACTTGCCTCTACCGCCGCTCAGACATACGTTCCAGACACCCTAGTGGGCAATCCAGACGGCATTGCTACTCTAGATGAAAATGGCCTAGTGCCAATATCCCAATTGGCTAATTTAGTCGATGCAGCCCCAACAGCTTTAAATACATTAAACGAATTGGCGGCGGCTCTAGGAGACGATGCTAATTTTTCTACAACAGTTACAAATTCTTTAGGAACACTATCTTCACAGGTTGCCAGCTTTGACGCCCGTATAGTAAGCCTAGAATTAGGCTTGGGTATTTAAAAGAACTTATGCTATACTTTATCAAGGAGATAACAAATGACCGTAGTTTATGATAGCCTAGCAACGCAGATCAACGCAATGAAGACGAAGATGACTTCAATGACGAACTCTGCAACAACAACACAAGATATGATTTATCTTGCTAAATCTATGACAGAGCTAGCAAATATGCTCGGCGTCGATGATATTGTTGCTGCTACTGCAGCTAAAATTACAGAGTTAGAAACAAAAAGATCAACTTCAGCGGCATCTCTAGAAACAGCAAGAGTAGCATCACTAGCAGACATTGGATTAGATAGAGCAACTGCTTTAGCTGATATCAGTACAGCAAGAATTTCAGCAATCAATCAGGTAAGCGGTGCAGGAGCATCATTACACTCATTCTTTATGGTAGGGGTATAAAAATATGGCAATGGTATACAAGATTCTGGGACAAAAGTCACCAGCAGCAGCAACAGATTTTAATTTATATACAGTAAGCGGATCAAAGCAGGCCATTATCAATTGTATTACAGTTGCTAATAGAGATGCAGGAGATGCCGCTACATATCAAATTTCAGTTCGCCCAGACGGCGCAACAAAGACTACGGATCACTATATTGCATTTAATGTGCAAATTGGTGCAGCAAGCTCAATAGCTTTAAACCTAGGAATTACATTAGATACAAATGATGTTATTACCGTGCAGTCATCTACAGCACTTGTAACATTTAATGCGTATGGAGTGGAGATAGACGTATAAAATGGGAATTCAATCATTTGCAGGTTCATCTAGCAGTCTTCCAGGACAAACATTTATTGATCAAGTTTACATGGTCTTTAAAGTAAGAAAATGGGCACGAGGCGGATCCCCTGGATTTTATCGTGCTACATCCGCTTTAGGAAAAGATGGTTTTATTTATTATCTTCAGACAAATGGTCAACTTATTCAGGCTCCTCTAAATGGAATTGCTGATGTCACCTTGCCATTTACTGAAATTAGAATTTTAGCAACTCAGTACGACATGATTTCTTTGTTTAAGGTTTCAGCAAAAGGAACAGATTCTTTAGCATTAACAGCAAACTATACAACGATTACATCTAGCGGACTTTATGCATTCCCTACAAACAGCGTAGGATTTTGTGACTTTATGGCAGTCGGCGCAGGTGGCGGAGCATATCATCATAGTAGCGGCGGAGGCGGCGGAGGAATTGTATATGCTACATCTATTCCAATGCCAGTAGGACAAACTATCGCAGCTACAATCGGTGCGTATCCAACTGCAGGAGGTACTGCAAGTGGCAACCAAAGCCAAGGAGGAAGCACTACATTTTTAGGAATAAGTGCAATTGGTGGTGGCGGATCTAGAGATAATGGAACAGGTAATAATGGTGGAAATGGCGGAGGCGGAGGACACAGCAATGCTCAAGCAGGGCCATTCGCTGGAGGACTACCTGTTCAGGGTGCTCAAGTTCTAGCAGACACATCTCAATCAACCTATACAGCAACAATTGGAAATTCTTTATCTATACCGCTATTGAATCAATCTGTTACTCATGAAACAGGACATGCAGGAGGTTCAGGTCAGGGTGCAGGGCACGGTGGCGGAGGCGGAGGCGGTGCAGGCGCAGTAGGATTTAGTACAAGTGATGGAAATCCAGTTCGAGGTGGGGCTGCAAAACAAATAACGTATGGTCCTGTAACTAATTATTACTCAGCAGGCGGAGGATCAGCACGTCATAGTACTAATAATGATGGGCCAGGCGGAGGAACTCATTGGAGTAATGCTCCTGGCCATTATGGAATGGGTGGAGACTCTGATCATAACAGCGTCACACAAGGAACTGGTGGAGTATTAATTGTTCGGACTTGGAGCGTATAATGAGATACTTTGCAGAAGTTATTAATAATGTTGTTGTAAATATTGCACAGTCAGAAGGAGACTTTTCACTACCAGGTTGGATTGAATACTCTGAAGACGGAAGATTTAGATTGAATGCGGCAAGTATTGGCGCAAGATATCATCCAAACAGAGATGCATTTGAAGAGCTTAAGCCCTTCCCTTCTTGGGTATTAGATCAAGAAACTTTAAGATATCATGCACCAATAGAAAAGCCACAAGAAATTGCAGCCTGGAATGAAGTTCTTGGTGCGTGGGAAACTCCAGAATAAGAGTTAACACTCACAAACATATTGACAAAGTGTCTCTATAAATAGTATAATTTACTACATAGAGACATTTTGATTTTGACAGCAAATTACTGTTAAAACTAGTAGAATAGATAATCATGATTAATTTAAATAAGATAGTAATAGTTGGCGGGGGTTCCGCTGGATGGATGTCTGCTGCAACAATGGTAAGAGCATTCCCAGATAAAGAAATCGTTGTAATTGAATCCCCAGATTACCCGACTGTAGGTGTTGGAGAATCAACACTTGGCGGGATAACTGGATGGGCTAATTGGATTGGCATTGATGAAAAAGACTTTATGCCAGCAACAGATGCCGTATACAAAATGTCTATTAAGTTTACAGATTTCTATAAGAAAGATGCAGGCGGATTCCATTATCCATTTGGTAAAGTATTTACAGATGGAACAGTAAATGGCCTTAATGACTGGTATGTAAAGAAGGCTAAATTCCCAGATCTAGATGTAGCAGATTATGCTCGTACATTTTTCCCTGCCCTTACATTGGCGGAAGAAAACAAGCTGTCTTGGAATGAATCAGGCAAGCTTGGTAACTTTAACTTTAAGCAAGATGTAGCCTATCATTTTGATGCTACAAAGTTCGGCCTATGGCTAAAGAATAACTATTGTGTTCCTCGGGGAGTTACAGTAATTCCTCAAACAGTAGAATCAGTAAATACAAATGAGTCGGGAATTGAGTCTTTAGTATTAACAGATGGCTCACTTGTTACAGCAGATCTATTTATTGACTGTACAGGATTTAAGTCTATGCTTCTTGAAGGAGCACTAGAAGAGCCATGGAATGACTTTGGACATATGCTTCCAAATAACAGCGCATGGGCCACTCGTATTCCTTACACTGATAAAGAAAAGGAAATGGAACCTTATACTAACTGTACCGCCATTAATAATGGTTGGGTATGGAATATTCCATCATGGGAAAGAATCGGAACAGGATATGTATTTAGCGATAAGCACGTATCTAAGGAAGATGCCCTACAAGAATTTAAGGATCATCTACGTTCAGATAAGATGACTATTCATAATCCAGATCGTGATGTTGATGCCTTAGAATACAAATATATTAAGTTTAGAGTTGGAATCCATGAGCGTACATTTGTTAAGAATGTTGTGGCAATTGGATTTGCAGCGGGATTCATTGAGCCACTAGAATCTAATGGTCTATTTACAGTCCATGAATTCCTAGATAAGCTCGTAAAGACATTATCAAGAGGAACAGTTACTCAATGGGATAGGGATGCATATAACTCTATGACTCGTCGTCAATACTTGGGATTTAAAGAATTTGTCGCACAACATTATGCTTTATCAAATAGAACAGATACCCAATATTGGAGAGATGTTACAGATAAGACATTCCAGCCACAAGTTCCATCCTTAGAGCCATCAATGATTGTAGGATTTAATGATCTTGCAGATATCCACATTAACCGTCAAAGATACGACGGGGTAGGTGGAATCCACTGTATTGCTACAGGTCTTAATTACTTCCCAGTAAATAAAGATACCATAGATCGCTGGGAACATTATGATGGCATTGACTATTATGAGTACACCAAAGACACATGGAAGACATGGGATATATTCCGTAAACTTTGGCAGGAGGAAGCAGATGCGTCTCCTACAATGTACCAATGGCTTAAAGAAAATATTCACCTTGATAAAGCCTAATGAGATTGTTGAAGTAACTAAACAGTTAGGGCATAAGTCTTACTGGAACAAAACAAACACAATTGAGTTTTGGGCATTTAGTACAAAGCTTGCAATCATCTTTCCTGGACTTTTATTCGGGGTCCAGGTTTGGTGGTTGTATTTATTTGCTTTGATTTCCAGCCTTGCCCTTATATTGACTTCAACAGTTAAAACCCTTCCGACCATTATTTACTTTAATATCGGATGGTCTATTCTTGCGACGGCAGCAATAGTAAAACATTTTGTAGGATAGATATGTCAGATCAAGTTTTGCCACCACCTTTTCATGATTACTTTATAGTAAGAGAAGCGGCACAAGCAATTGAAGGCCCTATATCAGAATTACTGCATTCCCTAGCAGATGATATGGAGACTCTTTCTAAGATGGAAGAGAAGCCAGACTTTAAATTTCGGCTTGCCGCCATTAAACTATCTAATGATATACTAAGGGAAGAGTAACTTAATTCAGGAACCCATTTGGGGTATAATAGGAGAGATATGGCTACTAATTTCCCTACCTCGTTGGATAACCTTACAAATCCTGCAGGTTCCGACCCAGTAAACAATCCTTCTCATGCTTCTCAGCATGCGAATCTAAATGATGCCATTGAGAAACTTGAAGAAAAGGTCGGTGTCAATAACTCGGCGGTTACAACAAGCCTTGATTATAGAGTAAAGCAATTAGAGACAAACCCAGTAGCAGGATATACAGACGAAGAAGCTAGAAATGCTATTGGAACCGCATTAACAGGAAGCGGCGGGATCACAGTAACTCCTAATAACGTAGCAAATACAATTACAGTTTCAACAGATAGCACAATTGCTACAAAGACCTATGTCGATACAGCAGTATCAAATCTAGGAAGCACAGCAGCATCAACATATGTCCCAGTTTCAGAAGTTGGACAAGCTGATGGAATTGCAACACTTGATGCAAATTCACGTATCCCATTATCTCAATTAGGCAATTTAGTAGATGGCGCTCCATTAGCCTTAGATACTCTAAATGAATTAGCGGCAGCAATTAATGATGATGCATCATATGCTGCAACAATTACTACAGCATTGTCTGATAAAGCTTCTATATCTTCTGCTAATACTTTTACAGTTGGCCCTCAGACAATTAATACTGGTAGCTCTGTTAATAATGGGCTTATTATTAAGGGGGCTGTTTCTCAAAACTCAGGAGGGGCATTAACTCTATGGCAAAATAATCTTTCATCTACACTTGCACAAGTAACTGGAACTGGAAGAATATATTCAGCAGTTTCAATTACTGCTGGAGCTATTTCAACCTCTTTAGGAGCACTTACTGCAATACCTACATCGGCTGGAATTATTGGTTCAGTTGTAAGAGGATTTGCCTCACAAACTGCAAATCTTCAAGAGTGGCAAAATAGTAGTGGAATTGTTTTAGCTACCGTCTCAAACGGTGGAACAATAAAATCAGGTGCCTTTGCATCTCCAACTGATTTGGGATCATATATAAACTTTAATTCGACACTAGGCGCAATGCTTGTTGGAACAAGAGCGGCAGCAAATGTTGGAGTAATTATTAAGGGTGAAGCCTCTCAGGCAGCCAACCTTCAAGAGTGGCAAAATTCAACAGGAACAATACTATCTAAAGTTGATGCATCTGGAGCTATGTTTACAATCACTCCGACAGCTGGAGCAAACACAACACAGGTTGCAACTACAGAATTTGTTCAGTCTGAAATCGATGCAAATGTTCAGCCAGGTGCTCTATATCAAACATCTGCCCCATCATCTCCTGCCGTTGGGCAGATCTGGATTGATTCAGATGAAAATGTAACTACATTTGATTCTAATATTATTCGCCGTAAGGCAATTACTGCAACTGCAGGACAAACAGTATTTACTGCCGACCTTCCATTCATTGATGGGTTTGAGCAGATCTTTATGAACGGTCTTCTTCTTGTTAAGACCACCGACTATACAACATCAAACAGCAATACGGTAACTTTAGCATCGGCGGCGGCGGCATCAGATGTAATCGAAATAGTCTCAGTAACTGGAGCTAATTCAGTAAATACCTATACACAGTCAGAAGTAAATGCCCTACTAGCTGCAAATACCTCAGTTGCCCCATTATCAATTTCAGCAAATACTACATTAGTAGCAAAGAAGAGATACTTTGTTACATCAGCATCAGCGCTAACATTGACGCTTCCAGCGTCACCTGCGCTAAATGATGAGATTCAGATAGTAGATGCTTCAGGAAACGCTTCAACGTATAATATAACTGTGGCACGGAATGCCAATAAAATAAACGGCGGGCTAAATAATTTAATTATAGATACAAATGGTGGCTGGTATACATTACTTTATACTGGAACTACTTATGGATGGAAGGTTGGATAATGGGAGATATTAGAACATCACAATTTGGTGGAACTCCATTTGGCAATACAGCCAATAGACCGTCAGGCCCAATGATAGGACAGCCTTATTTTAACGGAGAAGAAAAGCGTTTAGAGCTTTACACTGCCAGTGGTTGGCAAAATATTGTTTCAGAAACCCCAGGCGTTGTTTCTGTATCAGGTAATTATCTTGAATCAGTCGGCTCAGCTACATTTGAAATTACAGGAACTAATTTTACAACAGGGGCAATTGCTTCAGTTGTTGGTACAAATGGAGTTGAAATAAATGCTACATCAACTACTGTAAACTCTATTGTTTCCGTTACTGCATCTTTTACTGGCCTTTTGTCAGCTAACGAGCCTTACGATATAAAGGTTACAAATACTTCAAACTTGTTTGGAATATTGCCAGATGCTGTTTATGTCAATAACATACTTAACTGGCAAACAGCAGCAGGTGCACTTGGATCATTTGGAGAACAAGTTTCTGTATCTGTTTCTGCAATAGCAATAGATGATTCAACAATAACATACTCTCTAGCAAATGGATCATCTCTTCCATCAGGAGTAACTTTAAACTCAGCAACAGGATTAATTTCAGGAACACTGCCTGACATTGCAGCAAATACAACATATACTTTTACAATCAATGCCTCAGACGGCTTAAACCCAGTAGTTCCAAGAACATTTAGTATTGCTTCTAATGCTGCGCCTACATGGGTTACAGCAATAGGAACACTCGGCGAGTTCAGCTCAGGAACTAATTTAAATATACAGCTTTCAGCAACAGATCCTTCAAATACTTTGTCCTATTCATTACTTAGCGGATCTCTACCATCTGGAGTAACTTTAGGATCTACAGGATTAATCTCAGGAACATTGCCAACTATATCTACACCAACAACATATAATTTTGTGGTTAATTTATCTGATGGAGTTAACCCTTCAATATCAAGATCTTTTAGTATAATTTCAAATCCTATTCCAACAGCAATTGAAGCATTAGTTGTTGCAGGAGGAGGCGGTGGCGGTTGTGATAGAGCTGGCGGCGGAGGAGCGGGAGGCTTAATTTACTCTGCTTCTTATGCTTTAGCATCTAATCAGGCGCTAGTAACAGTAGGTACTGGAGGAGCTGGTTCTACAGATGATACTTTTAAGGGCGTTAACGGAAACAACTCAGTGTTTGCTAATTTAACATCAATCGGCGGAGGCGGCGGAGGATCAGAAAATAGTAAGAGTGGTGCTTCAGGTGGTTCTGGAGGTGGAGCTTCTTATGGTGACGGAGCAACTGGCGGATCACCTACTTCGGGACAAGGATTCCGTGGAGGAAATGGAAAAGCATCAAGTGGAGCTGGTAGAGCTCCAGGAGGCGGCGGAGGAGCGGGAGCACAAGGAACTGACGCTGCAGATAATACAAGAATTAATGGTGGTATTGGATTGCAATACTCAATTACTGGAACGTCTACATACTACGCAGGCGGCGGAGGAGCGGGAGATAACAGAGACGGTGCTGGAAATGCAATAGGTGGATTTGGCGGTCTCGGAGGCGGTGGTAACGGTGGACAGGAATATAACGGTTCAGGAGCCGCTACAAATGGTTCTCCAGGAACAGACGGTCTTGGCGGCGGAGGCGGTGGTGGATCAACATCTAATACTGGCATTGGAGCAAAGGGTGGAGATGGAACAGTTATAATTGCTTATCCAAATACATTTGCTGCTATTGGAAATATTCCAAATACTTTAACCTATGATCAACCTGCACGGGCAGGATACAGAGTTTATCGCTTTACAGGCGGAACAGGAACTATTACATTCTAATGTCTAAAGCCAGAGATATAGCAAATAAAAACGGGGGTAACAAATAATGAGTAAAGCAAGAGATCTAGCAGGTATCTTTAACTTGAATCCTCTTTCTGGTACCACCGCCCAACGTCCAGCGACGGCGGAAGTTGGAGATATATATTACAACGGTACAATAGGTAAAACACAGATTTATACAACTACAGGCTGGCAAGATATGGCTAGCGGAATCCCTTTTGGAAGTAGTTCAGGTAGACCAGCAAGTCCAGCGATTGGTACACCTTATTTTAATGGTGAAGAAAAAAGACTAGAACTTTATACATCTACGGGATGGCAAAATATTGTTTCTGAAACTCCAGGGGTTGTCTCTGTTTCTGGTAACTATTTAGAATCAAGTGCTACAAATACTTTAGAAATTACAGGAACTAACTTTACAACTGGCGCAATAGCATCAGCTATTGGAACAAATGGTGTTGAGGTAAACGCTAACTCTACTACAGTCAATTCTATTGTATCTGTCACTGCAGTATTTTCTGGACTTTCTGCAGCTTACGAGCCTTATGACCTAAAGGTTACAAACACATCCAATTTATTTGGACTTTTACCAGATGCTATTTATGTAAACCAAACACCAGCTTGGCAAACAGCTGCGGGATCATTGGGTACTTTTATTGAGCAAGTTTCTGTATCTGTTTCAGCTACAGCAACAGACCCTGACTCAACAATATCATACTCATTAGCAGGTGGATCATCTTTACCTTCTGGAGTTACTTTAAATAGCACAACAGGACTTATATCAGGAACACTTCCAGATATAAGCTCAACAACAACCTATACATTTACAGTTAATGCTTCTGATGGATTAAATACAGCAGCGCCAAGAACATTTAGCATAACATCTCAAGTGCTGACATCGTTTGAATATTTGATGGTCGGTGGCGGAGGCTCAGGTGGATGGGACGTAGGTGGCGGTGGTGGTGCAGGTGGACTTTTAACTGGCACGTATAATATTTCTGGATCTAGATCTTTTTCATTGTCTATTGGTACTGGCGGAGCAGCAATTACAACCAACCAGCAAAGAAATAATGGAGGAGACACAACAGCATTTGGCCTAACCGCATTTGGCGGCGGCGGAGGTGGAAACTGGAACAATGGCGGCGCAGCTAGCAACGGCTTAGCTGGAGGATCGGGCGGCGGCGGCGGTGGATGGTCACAAATAGGATACGGTGGTGCTGGAACGACTGGACAAGGATTCCCTGGAGGAAATGCAACTACTAACGCTGCTCCTTCTTATGGCGGCGGCGGTGGTGGAGCAGGAGGAGCAGGTTCAAACGGAACTGCTGGAGATGGTTCTCAAATAGATGGAGGCCCAGGATTAGCAAGTTCAATTACTGGAACTTCTGTAATTTATGCTGCTGGCGGAAAAGGTGGAGGAGATAATACTCCAGATGGTGCAACATCTAACGGAACAGATGGTCTTGGAAATGGTGGAGATGGAGAAGGTACTACTGCTAAAAGAAGAGGTGGATCTGGTGTTGTTATAATTGCCTATCCAAATACATATCCAGCACCAACATCAATTCCTGGCACATTAACTTACGATACTCCAACTCGTGTAGGATATAGAGTATACCGATTTACTGCGGGAACAGGAACTATTACACTATAATGGCTAAAACAATTAAAGTATGGAGCGGAACCGAATGGGTAAATGTTGGAGTACAAGCTGCTCTTCCTTCAGACTATGTAGATACAACTGCTCTTAATTCCGCTCTTGGTTCATATAAGCAAGAAGTAAATCTTGCAATCTCTGCAAACACAACATTAGTTGCGGGACGCAGATATTTTGTTGATACAGCAGCAGCAAGAACATTAACACTTCCTGCAAGCCCAACACTTGGTCAAGAAATTGTTATCTTTGATGCAACAGGAACGGCGGGAACAAATAATATTACCTTATCCCGTAATGGAAATAAGATTAATGGTTTAACAGAAGATGCTATAATTGATGTTAACCAAGCAATAACTACAGTTATTTATACAGGCACAACCCTGGGATGGAGTTTTATATAATGGCTATTAAGAAATCATCAGGTTCAGGAATTCCGTCTGGAAATACAGCAGGACGTCCTGCTAATCCAGGAATTGGTCAATTATACTCAAATGGTGAGGCTGCAAGACTAGAGCTTTATACACAGGCTTCAGGTTGGCAAAATATTATTCAAGAAACTCCAGGAGTATCTTCAATTACTGGAAATTATTTAGAGTCTACGAACTCTGGAGTTATTACAATTTCTGGAACTAACTTTGTATCTGGAGCATATGCAACAGCAATTGGCACAAATGGTGTTCAGGTTGATGCTGCATCAACAACATTTAATTCCTTAGTTCAGCTAACTGCTACATTTACGGGGCTTTCAGGTGCAAATGAGCCATATGATATTAAAGTTACAAACCCATCTAATCTTTTTGGCATGCTTCCAGATGCATTATATGTAAATAATAATCCAGCTTGGACAACACCAGCAGGATCTCTTGGAACATTTGCTGAACAGGTAAATGCAACTATATACGCACTATCTGTTTCTGATGACTCGACAATAACTTACTCTTTAGCTAATGGCTCATCATTGCCTTCAGGTGTAACACTAAGTTCAAATGGAGTTATATCTGGTACCCTGCCAGACGTATCGTCTGACACAACTTACACATTTACGGTTAATGCAACTGATGGATTAAACCCAGTAATTTCTAGAACATTTAGTTTTGTTTCAAATGCAGCTCCAGTGTGGGTAACTAGCGCAGGATCTTTGGGTACATATACAGGAAATACAACAATTTCTACGACAGCTCTTTCTGTAACAGATACAGATTCTGTAACATATACATTAGCAAGCGGATCGGCATTACCTTCAGGCCTAGCTTTAAATACAAACACAGGAGTAATTTCAGGCACATTACCATCTGTATCTTCTTCAATTACATATAGCTTTGTCATTAACGTAAATGATGGAGTTAACGTTATTCCAAGATCATTAAGCATTACCGCACAGCCAGCAGCAAGTTCAATAGAGCTTCTCGTTGTAGGAGGCGGAGGCGGCGGTGGGGCACAAGTCGGAGGCGGTGGCGGCGCAGGAGGATTATCTTATGGAGCCGCATATAGTTTAAGCACTTCAAATTATCTTGTGACTGTAGGTTCAGGAGGTTCGGGATCGGGACAAAGCCCAGCAAATCCAGGTAACTATGGATCACCATCTTATTTTGGTTCAATAATTGCGAATGGAGGCGGTGGCGGCGGAGCACACAGCTCTGGCAATCGTCCAGCAAGTGGGGATGATGGAATAACTGGAGGTCAGGGAAGACCTGGAGGTTCAGGAGGCGGCGGTGGCGGAGACAGTTCTTCTATCGGTAGACCTGGAGGATCTGCAACACAGTCATCTTATTCTGGAGTTACATCTTACGGAAATAGTGGCGGGGCAGGAAGAGGAGGAAACTGGGCAGGCGGTGGCGGCGGAGGAGCAGGATCTGCTGGATCAGATAGTCCATCCGCATCAACAGGTGGAGTCGGAGGTAATGGACTACAGTATTCAATAACAGGAACAGCACAATTTTATGCAGCAGGCGGAGGCGGTTGCTATAATAACTCTGGAGGAACTACTGGTAGAGCTAGTGGTGTAGGAGGAGCTGGCAATGGAGATACTCCAAATTCCGAGAGAGATGCCATTGCAAATACAGGATCTGGCGGAGGTGGAATTAGAGATATTGGAAATTCTGGAAATGGAGCAGCAGGTATTGTTGTGATTGCATACCCAGATACATTTGCACCAATTAGAACAATTCCTGGAACTCTTACCTATAATCAGCCAGTCCGTTCAGGATATAGAGTTTATCGGTTTACGGCGGGAACAGGAACAATTACCTTCTAGTAATTACTAGCATAATTTGCTATAATTAAAGGCATCACAGAAAAGAGTTAATATGCCATCATATCAGTATGAATGCCAAGAGTGTAAAGTTCAATATACTCATTTTAGAAGTATTAAAGAAGAAGATCCAGGTTATACCTGTGATACTTGTAGTTCCCCCCTTGTTAGATGGTATGGGATTTCTGGAACACGGACTCAAAAGAGATTACCTGAAGGTGATGATTTTATTTCATCACAGATGGATTTTTATGGGACGGATAACTGGAAAGAACACTATGCTACTTGGGATGTAAAACCAGATAGAGTATGAAAGGCTCAATTAGTAAGCTTTTAAAAGGCTTATAACCCTGAGAATGGTATAATTTAAAAATGCCAGGAAATACAACGCCTAAAACATTTAGATATCCGACATTAGATATGTCGCCCGATGTCCCAAGAGATCTTGGCTATTTAGCTACAGATATAGATAATTATTTAACAAACAATCCAGGCCCAACTGGCGCAACAGGACCAGCGGGTCCTACAGGTGCAACAGGCGCACAAGGCCCACAAGGTATTCAAGGAGTAGCAGGCCCAACAGGACCGCAAGGTCCAGCAGGTGCAGCAAGTACAGTTGCAGGCCCAACAGGATCAACTGGTGCAACAGGACCGCAAGGTCCACAAGGATTAACAGGTGCAACAGGATTAACTGGCGCAACAGGTGCAACAGGCGCACAAGGCCCACAAGGTATTCAAGGTGTTAAGGGTGATACAGGAACTGGCGTACAGATACTAGGTTCTTATGCATCACTTTCTGCTTTGCAATCAGCTCACCCAACAGGTAATGCTGGAGATGGATATTTAATCTCAAGTAATTTATATGTTTGGGATTCAGTAAATAGTAATTGGATTAATGTTGGAACTATTCAAGGACCAACAGGACCAACAGGTCCTACAGGTTCAACAGGACCACAAGGACCACAAGGTATTCAAGGTTTAACAGGTGCAACAGGTGCACAGGGACCACAAGGTCCAGAAGGACCAGCAGGACCACAAGGTGTCACAGGATCTACAGGACCACAAGGACCGACGGGACCACAAGGATTAACTGGACCGACAGGACCAGAAGGAACTAGAGCAACATTCTCTATTACATCTTCAACACCACCAGCAAGTCCAGTAAGTGGACAAGCATGGTTTAATTCAGATACTGGTAGAAGTTATACATACTATGACTCATATTGGGTAGAAACAGGATCATCTTTATCTGGTCCCGCAGGTCCAACAGGACCGCAAGGCCCACAAGGACCACAAGGCGTTTCAATAAATATTAAAGCATCTTCTTTAACTGTTGCAGCATTACCTTCAACAGGAAATACTGTAAACGATGCACGAATTGTAGATGCGGATGGAGACCTTTACATTTGGAATGGCTCATCTTGGTCCTCAGCAGGACAGATCGTCGGCCCACAAGGCCCACAAGGCCCACAGGGACCACAAGGTGAGGCGGGATCAAAAGCAACATTCTCAGTAGTAGCATCAACACCACCATCAAGCCCAGTAGCAGGACAAGCTTGGTATAACTCAGAAGATGGTCTTACATATATTTATTACGATTCTTCTTGGATTGAATTTGGAAATTCTCAAGCAGGTCCACAAGGACCAACAGGACCAACAGGTGCAACTGGACCGCAAGGTCCGCAAGGATTAACAGGTGCAACAGGTGCAACTGGTCCACAAGGACCAACAGGCCCAACAGGTGCAACAGGCCCAACAGGCGCAACATTTCCAACACAGACTGGAAACACTGGAAAATTTTTAAGTACAAATGGTACAGATACTTCATGGTCTACAGTTGCACAATATTCTTTGCCAGCACAATCTGGAAACTCTGGAAAATTTCTAACTACAAATGGAACTGCAGAATCATGGGCAACGGTAGCAACAACAGCCTATTCAAATGGAACTAATACAGCAAACTCAAATAAAATATTTTATAACAATACAGGAACACTTCCAACTGGAACAGCGGCAGGAGATTTGTACATTCAGTACTAAAAAATTATGTCAATTAAAATATATAATGGCTCTTCATGGAATCCAGTCACAAATTTAAAAGCCTATACTGGATCCACATGGGCAAATGCCGTAAAGGGCTGGGTTTACGATGGTTCATCCTGGAATGCATTTTATCCAGAATTTCCTGCAGTAATTGTTGCTCCAACACTTAGCGCAGCATATCCAAATGCAGCGGGCTCAACAGTATCTGTTACTAGTAACGGCACATGGAGTGCAAGTCCAACTTCTTATACATATGCTTGGGATTATAAAAAGTGGAATGGTAGTTCATGGGCATCAACTGGAATTACAGCCTCTTCAATGTATGTTTCGTCTACTTATGTTGCACATGCTTTAAGATGCAGAATTAGAGCAACAAATGGTAGAGGCTCAACTGATACCTATGTAGAAACTGGAGTATATGGTCCTGCAAGTTTGACAGGACTTACAAAGACATCTACGGGAACAAATACTTGGTCTTTATCATGGAGTGCTTCATATGGAGCAGGTGGGTATTATATTCAATATGGATATGTTGGTGCAATTCCAACAACAGAAGCTTTTACAACATCGACTTCTTATAATATTAATGCAACTCAATATCCCACAGCACCAGCATTTATGGGAGTTTTAGTTAATCCAGTAGGTCCATCATCGGATGGATTCCCATCTGCTGCTTATAACTATGGATATCCAGGTTATGGCGCAAATGCTTAATAAGGAGAAAAAATGATAGAATATACAGTAATAACAGAAGATGAAAAAGCAGACATTAGAAAAGCTACTATTCGTAATTTAGAGCATCAGATGTATCAGCTTGATCTTGAGCTTACAGCTGAAAATGCTAAAGATGCACCAATAGCAGAAGCTGTTGAGTATTTTAATCTTGCAATTTCACAAAAGCAAGCACAAATAGCAGCTATTCAATCAGGAGAATAAAAAATGGCAATAGACTTTCCAGATAGCCCCACATTAAATCAAGTATTTGCTGTAGGTACAAACTCATGGACATGGAATGGCTCTCGGTGGAATGTTGTTAGAACAGGAATAACAGGTCCTACAGGTCCACAGGGCGCACAAGGCCTAACAGGCGCCACAGGTCCAGCAGGTCCACAAGGGCCACAAGGTATTCAAGGCCCAACAGGCGACACAGGTCCACAGGGCGCAACAGGCCCAGCGGGTCCTACAGGTGCAACTGGTCCACAAGGACTTGGAAAAGTAGTTCAAATAGTTAGGGGATCAACAAGCAATATAGTCACAGCAAGTATAGGTGCAAGTGCTGTTGATACGGGGCTAACCGCTACAATTACTCCAACTTCCGCATCAAATAAAATTGTAATTTTTGTAAATCAAAATGGGTTAAGAAAACTTAGTGGAACTGCAGATTTTGGATTATTGTTTCCAGTACTTAGAGGATCAACTACAGTAGGAATTTTTGGAGGTAACACTCTTTGGACAGGAGATACAGGCACATCTTCTGCAGATGTAGGCGGAGTATTCATTGATAGTCCTGCAACAACATCGTCAGTTACTTATAAAACTCAAGCACAAAGATCTATTGCTACATCAAACAGTGTTGATCAAAATGGATTTATATACATGCAGTGGATAAATGGAGAAAGCACAATGTTATTGATGGAGGTCACACCATAATGGCAACTTATTATGAAGTATTACATTATTTATCTTCAGATAAAGAATTTTATAGCGCTGGAGAAACGTATGAAGATATAGTTTGGGGAGATGATATACCTGGATTTACTAAAGAAGAATTTTTAGCAGCATTTGAAACAGTAGATCAAATTAAAAATGAAAAAAGTCAAGCACGTATATCTGCTATAATAAAATTACAGTCTTTAGGATTAACCGAAGATGAAGCTAAAGCAATATCAGGATTATAGGAGATATCATGACAGCTATAGATTTTCCAAATAGCCCAACGTTGAATCAATCATTCACCGCTGGTGGAAGCACATGGATTTGGGATGGAATTGCTTGGACCCTTCAAAGAATTACAACAGGTGCACAAGGACCACAAGGTGAAACAGGGCCACAGGGTCCAGCGGGACCAACAGGTCCACAAGGAACATCTATTAATGTTAAAGCATCAGTAGCAAATGTTGCCGCCCTACCTTCAACTGGTAATACAGCTAACGATGCAAGAATTGTACAATCAGATGGAGATCTTTATGTTTGGGACGGATCGGCATGGACATCAGTAGGTCAGATTGTTGGGCCAGAAGGACCACAAGGACCACAAGGTATTCAAGGTTTAACAGGTGCAGCAAGCACCGTAGCGGGACCTACAGGACCACAAGGCCCAACGGGCCCAGCAGGCTCAACAGGCCCAGCAGGGGCTGCAGCAACGATATCAGTTGGCTCTATAACTACATTAACTCCAGGATCACTAGCATCTGTTACAAACACTGGAACAACCTCAGCAGCAATTTTAAGTTTTGGAATACCACAAGGTGCAACTGGTGCAACTGGACCACAAGGTCCTCAAGGTATTCAGGGTGCAACAGGAGCAACGGGTGCGGCAAGCACAGTTGCAGGCCCACAAGGTCCACAAGGAATTCAAGGATTAACAGGACCTACTGGCCCAACTGGCCCAACAGGTGCGGCAAGCACAGTTGCAGGCCCAACAGGACCACAAGGCCCACAAGGTCCCGCAGGTCCAACAGGACCGCAAGGACCACAAGGCATACAGGGTCCGACAGGCTCAACTGGCGCTACTGGCGCTACTGGAGCAACAGGCCCAGCAGGAAGTGTACCATCTGGCGCAACTTTGTACGGAATGACTTTTGAAGGAATGACAAACTTAGGTAGCCCCTCATCATCTGGAACAACCGCATGGTACCCATTTTCAGATATTTCTTATAACTTAGGATCATCTACTTATAAGTGGAATAATATTTATAACCGTGTATCTTCAATCAATACATCTGATCAAAGAGAAAAGAAAGACATTCTTCCTTCAGATTTAGGTTTAGATTTTATTAATGACCTTAACCCAGTATCTTATAGATTTATTGTTGGTCAAAATAAAGAGGTACTTGATGCTAACGGAGACCGTGTTCTAGATGAAAATGGAAGACCTACTTACGAAGTAGAGCCAGGAGTAAGATACCACTATGGACTTGTTTCTCAAGAAGTAAAGCAAGCTATAGACCTTCACACACAAAAAGATTTTGCAGGATGGATATTATATGACCCAGCAGATCCTGACTCAGGACAAGGATTAAGATATGGTGAATTTATAGCTCCATTAATTAAAGCCGTACAAGAGCTATCTGCAAGAGTAGCACTCCTAGAGCAAAATAATCAGGTTTAATTATGTCATATAAGAATAGAATCTTAAATGACTTTCCAAACTCTTTCTACTTACTAGATGAAGTTCAATCAGGAACAACTAATACATTTGCCGAACTTCTTACTCAGTATGCAACATATCAAGCTTTAAAAGATAGTGGTCTGACATACGGAGAAATAAGCGGTATGCAGATTTATGACTACTCTGGTAGTTTAAATAATGGCACCGCTTCCTCTGCTTCTTCAAAGCAAATAATGCCTTTAGTAACAGGCTCTGTAAGAGGAACTGAAGTTTTAAGCTCAACCATAATTTCATATAATCCAAAGGGAATTGCCACAAAATACTATAAGGACAACTCTTTTTCTATAGAGGCTTGGTGTGCACTTCCAGGTTACAATGTAAGCACAACAATTGTCGGAGACTCAGCAATCAATACGGGCATATTCTACCAAAATGGAAATATCGTATTTAAGGTGGGAACTAACCAAGTTGAGGCTACTGTATCAAATTCTGAAGTAGTTTATGTAGTCGGTATATTCCAGAGTAACTCTTTGTCTCTATACATAAACGGATCCCTTGCTGATTCAAAATCAATAGACTCTTACAAGTTCTCTAATGAAGTTGTAGAATTTAAAACAGGCCCTTCAACTGGAAGGCTTGTAATAGACTGCGTAGCATTCTATCGATATGCCCTTTCAGGAACTCAGATATCAAATCATTATACTGAAGGAACCCAAGAAGTAAATGTCTCTCAAATTGTAGCAGCAGACAATGGCTATCTTTTCAGTATGAATACAGAGTCTCTCAGACCTAAGTTTATTTACTCATATCCAACATCTAAGCCTTGGTCAGAAGTGGCAACGGGCGGGATTTCAATATCTAATGATAACTCTTATATCTATATACCAGAGACAGATACTGCAGCAACTGCATCATTTACATTTACCGATTATTTTATTGTCCCTAATTACCTAAATATCAATACTTCTCAAATCCATTGGAGCAATGATGTAAAGGGAATTCTAGTAGAGGCAAGCATAGACGAGATTACTTGGCGGACATGTACAAATGGATCACCTTTGCCTTATATCAATAAGAGCGATAATCAATTCTCACAGATTGTTTATTTAAGGATAACTTTATCATCTGCAGATACTAGTAGATATCTCCCAATCCTAAGATCCCTAGAAATAGCTTTCTATACTGACAAGAACTTCTATAGCGATAATTCAGGATACTATGTATCTTCAGCCTATGACTATTCCCTTCCAAAGTTTAATAGCAAGACCCTATCCTATAATAGGAATAATGGATTGACTATGTATAACGGGCATGGGTTCTCATTGAATTCTATTCCTGCCGTTTCTTGCCTAGAACTTATATACACCCCACAGTATAACGAAAACGTACTATTCTCAGGGACAGCTAAAAAGTACGAGTGGAGTAATACGGGGGCAGTAACAAAGACAGGCATATCCTCAATTTACGTAAACGGCATAGATAGAACGGCGGATACAAATGTCTGGAATTTCCTAGTAGTAGATACCCCACATCATATTGTAATAAACTTTACATCATCCGATACTTCGATCAAATTGAATCAAAATCAGAATGATACCAAGTCTGGCCTAGGCCATATGTACAACAATGTAGCGGTATACGAGAATACCCTATCCCTAAATACCATAGCAAATCACTATCTGCTATATACTGGCAATACAGTAAATCAGATAAATGATACTTCTTTCTCATTAATAGAGTCCGCTCTTGGTGACGATTCCACCCCATTCTTTTTAACTGTGGTAGAACCAGAGTCAGTTAGCCTATAGTTTTGTCCAACTCCTGTACCAAACCCTAGACTTTAGCACGAAATAATGGTATGATTTATGTCTATGGATATTAATAAAACTAATACTAAGGTTCTAGAAGAAGAATCAATACTAGGCATTTATGTCTGGGAGATGCCAGACGGCAGATGGATTGGGGATGACGATGGCAACTTTCTTTCGGTCACGTCCAAAAAAGGCAATAAGTCCAACATCGATGCTTTGGCTAGAGAGGTTCGCTCATTCGGTATATATGAAGGCGGGCCTAAATTTCTTTCAGCAAGACGAAAGATTGATGATGAAGAATTCAAGTATCAGAAGCAAAGACTCGACTGGGGACTAATTCCTGACCCATTTGATATTGGTAACTATAAGGATGAAATGAAGAAACTAGGTGGTTTAAAATGACAGTAGAATTCCTTAACGAAGACAACTCAGAGAACATTGTTGATATCTCAAATACAGCAGACTGGTTTTCTTTTAAGAAAGATGAAAAAAGCAATGACCCATTTGCGGTAAACCTTGAAGAGATAAAGAAGCTCAGAGGACTTGGTTCATCATTTAAGCGTAGAATTAATAGAGAGTTCTCAAAGTCATTTACTGGTATTGAGCAAACTGGATCACAGCAGAACTTACTTGCACAGGCTATAACTGGCTATGCAATGTTTGATCTTATTGAGCCTCCATATAATCAAGAATACCTATCAAAGGTATACGAAATTTCAACATATAACTACGCAGCAATTAATGCCAAGGTGGCAAACATTGTTGGCCTAGGGTATGACTTTGTTGAGACAAAGAAAACAAATGATGCTTTTGATTCTATTACAGATGACAAGCAGTTAGAAAGAGCCCGTAGAAAGTTAAATAAGCTACGCCAAGATATGCATGCTTGGCTAGATACAACGAATGCAGAAGACACATTTACACAAACTTTAATTAAGGTCTATACAGACTATGAAGCAACAGGAAATGGCTACCTTGAAGTAGGTAGAACAACAGGCGGAAACATTGGATATATTGGACATATCCCAGCAAAGACAATGCGTGTGCGTAGACTAAGAGATGGCTTTATTCAGCTACTATACGGCAAGGCTGTATTCTTTAATAACTTCGGAGACACTGAAACAGAGAACCCAATTGCTGGTCAAGAAGATCGTCCAAATGAAATTATTCATTTTAAAAAGTATACTCCGATGAATAACTATTATGGTATTCCAGATATTATCGCCGCACAGGTAGCCCTCGCAGGTAATGAATTATCTGGTCGATATAACCTAGACTACTTTGAAAATAAAGCGGTACCAAGATATATTATTACAGTAAAGGGAGCAAAGCTTTCTCCAGAGTCAGAGCGTAAATTGCTTGAGTTTTTCCAGGTAGGATTAAAGGGTAAGAACCACAGATCCCTATATGTCCCACTTCCAGCAGACAGCCCAGACTCAAAGGTTGAATTTAAAATGGAGCCTATTGAGGCGGGAAATCAGGAAGGCTCATTTGAGAAGTATCGTAAATCAAATAGAGACGAAATCCTATTGGCCCACCGTGTCCCAATTAATAAAATTGGAACTCCAGAAGGTGTTAATTTAGCGGTTGCTCGTGATGCAGATAAAACATTTAAAGAGCAGGTTTGCCGTCCAGCCCAAATGACACTTGAGAAAAAGATAAATGCAATATTTGAAGAAAAGACAGATGCCCTGACTTTAAAGTTTAATGAATTAACTTTGACCGATGAGGACACCCAGTCTAAAATTGATGAAAGATATTTGCGTATGCAGGTAATTACCCCTAATGAAGTTAGAATTAGAAAGGGTATGATTCCACTTGATGGCGGAGACGACATGGTAGATTTAAAAGGCCAAGACGCCGCAGAGCAAAGAGCCCAAGCAGGAAATACAAGACAAAGATCTCAAGACCGTCAGGCAGCCGCCCCAGATATTGATGGGGAAGGCAGAAATGCTAAAGGCGACGGAAGACAGGTTGACTAGGTCCACTCAACTGTTATTTGCTTTATAGTCTATAAGCCTATAAAATTAAGCATATGAACATTGAAAAGTCTTTATGGACCAGTAACGGCAACGTTATTAATTTGTCGGTTCCTTTTACTAAAGTTAACCGTGAAAAAAGAACTGTCTCTGGATTCGCTACACTAGACAATGTTGACCAAACAGGTGACGTTGTAACTGCAGAGTCAAGTCTAAAAGCATTCGAAAGTTTCCGTGGAAACATTCGTGAGATGCACGGATCTAATGCAGTAGGCAAGATGGTTTCATTCAGACCAGAAAGCTTCTATGACCCAAAGTCAAAGGAGTTCTTCAATGGAGTTTATGTAGATGCATACATCTCAAAAGGCGCTCAAGATACTTGGGAAAAAGTCCTAGATGGAACTCTATCAGGATTCTCAATCGGCGGAAAGATCCTTGAATCAGATAATGAAGTTAACAAGGCTAGCGGCAAGACCGTAAGATTTATCAAGAACTATGAACTAATTGAACTTTCTATTGTTGATTCACCAGCAAATGAACTTTGTAACATTCTTTCTATTCAGAAGGTTAATGGACAATACATTGCAAAGGGCATTGCAGTAGGCGTAGTAACTGAAAACATATTTTACTGTGCAGACAGTGATTCTGTTTTTATCTCAACAGAGAAAACATATGACTCTCCAGTATCTGGAAAGCCAGCGGAATTAATAGGATGGGTCGAAAGCTCAGACGTTAACAAAGCAAAAGAAATAGATAAGATTCTTGATGCATATAAGCATTCAAGATTTACGTTGCCTGAAACACAAACAATTGCAAAACAGGCAAACGCAGAAGGAGGTAATGAAATGTCAGATAATACAGAAAACGTAGTTGTCGAAGATGTTGCAGTAGAGGCACCAG